CACTGGCTTTAAGAGCAGCCTGTACAATTGAGGTGAAGGGCTCTTGGCCAGCCTTGGCCATAAGCTGCATGAGAGTCTGGTAGTGCGTACCGAGCGAGAGGATAGCGGCCTCTGTCTCCTGCATTCCCTTTCGCTGATAGGTCATACGTCTGGTGATGGAGGTTATACTCTTACCAGCAAGGTCGGTCTGTGCTGTCAGCGCCGAATAAACAGATGTCAGGGAAGCTACTTCACTAACACCAGAGCCCCTGACGGCTGCGTCTAGATCCTTACGCATCTTTAGAGCAGCAGCTACAGCTTCCTTGCCCTCTACATCTATGCGGAATAGATATGTAGTTCCATAATCTGCCATGTCTACCTCACACGCATAGTTCTATGCTTATTTAGCCTTGCGTTTTTGACGAGTTTTTCTGTAAGATCATCTTCAATGTCGTTCATTAGATACTGTTCTTCTTGACCAGTAGGCCACATCCAGCGTGCTGGGATGTTACCACCTTCTAGAATAGTACCCCACTGCAGTTCTGGATAGCGCGGATCCTTAGTACCAAGCACACCGACAGTACGTCTAGAGTATCTACGTATGCGGTGTATGTTCATAGGATCACTAGTATCAGTTAGTGAGCGTAGCAGATCACCGGATCTACGAAGAATAGGCCCAGTAGGACCATAACCAAGTGCAGCTCGCTGACGCTGTGTAGATGGAGCTAGCTCTTTCCACTGTGGCGGGCCTTCATCTAGAAAGCGATCCTCTAAGGTAGAAATAGCTAGAGCCAGAGCAGCAGGCGCAGATTCGTCCTGCGTTTTAGCTATTCCTTCCTGTATGTCCCGTAGGACCTCGTCTATCTTTTTTAGCCCTACAGGCTTAACTGTCAGTACCAGAAACATTTCTTCTATCCCTCGTAGGCACAGACGGTCCTCTCTTCATGAGTTCTTTTACGATACCCTTACGCCAGGAAATGATTAGCAAGTCTTCCATTAGAGAGTCTTCCTGATCTAGGATTCCTCCCTCACGTGGTAGGTGTCTCCAGCCAGAGTTCTCCATCATACGCCACACAGACCAGGATCTTTCTGGCGTGTGGAGCCCCCAGGATTCATCATCTATCTCTTCCACTGTAGGAGACTTTCCCTCGCGGAGGAGCCAAACAAGGAGTTGTTTATCTAACTTGTCTCTTTGTTTGGCTCCTCTACTTCCCCCTCGGCTCCTTCCTCCTTAGGCATCTCAGGTAGCCAGTGGGGATTTAGAGCAAAGATGGCGTCCTTCCAGATAGCTCCAAGGGCCTCCGGTAGAGTTAGATAACTCTCTAGAGTAAGTTCATCCATGTTGAGCTGCTCTGGATAAGGGGTCTCTTCTCCGTCTTCACTCACCTTAGGAAGATTTTTCACCGAGAGAGTTCCTGCGTGTATAGCAGGATAGGTTTGCAGAATAGCCACTCTAGCTAGTAACTGTCTTTCTGCTAGATCACCTGAGCGAGCGTCAAACCATACCTCTGAGCGTCTTATGCCCATTTCTATGGAGGCCTGGCCCACTTCTATCTCTACGTTGTAGTCGTCGTCCTGATACTTCACTAGATCCTTACGCATGGGTCCCCTTCCTTCTTAGTCGTATTCGTACTCCACCATGATCTTCGCGTCGTTTGCCGGTAGACTAGCTACCTCGAAGGTAAGTACACCAGCCGTCACTGTATAGGCTGTAGTAACTACCTGAAGTACACCGTCTACATACACAGTGATGATCGCGGCTGTTCTAGGTGTCTGAGATAGATTGAAGGTACGATGAGTACCATTACCTTCGAAAGCATCCAACATGTACTTGCCCAGTGAGATCACCAGGATGATGGAGGCAGCAGTGAAGCCCTCATCTACAGACGTGAAGGTGTGACCGTTCTCGTCTACGGTAGCATCATTTGCTACCAGAGAATAGACGAATTCTCCTACAGTAGAGTCTTCCATCGAAGAAGGCTGTACTGTGGCCATCGCATTGAGTAGTATGTAGGTGCGCCAGACCTTCTGCCCAAAGGTAGTGCTTCCAGGCTGAGAGTCTATACCTCGCTGCATACCCCACAAGACTATCTCAGGCTCATCGCCCTGCTCGTCGGTGGCGAAGGCGATTTTCTTCGTAGTGTCCGACCCAAAGGTTTTCGTACCGGTCAGTAGAGCTACCACGTCTATGTTGGTCTTAGACGAGCGTAGCTGTCCAGTAGGAACTTCTGTGGGCGGTAGAGTGAAGGTGTAGTAGGCCCGATCATCTCCTCGAGCAGTAATCCTCTGAGCCTCTGGGAGTGCAATACTCAAACCTAGAACACCACTGATCAGAAGGCCTGGATAGGCCTCATTGAAGGGAGTACCTGATGGAACCTTGATAACGCCATCTGTATCCCGCAGGGCTACACGTGCATTTCTAAGCCCTATGCCAGTCGATACTTCATTCTGTGTTATTGTCATCTTAGTCAGCCTCCTCATACATAACTCTAGCTCTGAATAGAATTCCCTCGTACTCCACATCGAAGGTCTTATCCCATATATGACCTCCTCTGCCAGCGTACGTTAGAATTAGTGTTCCCATTCCATGACCAGGAGTAATACCACCGGCTGCGTCATTGAGAACACTGATTAGCTCCTCTCGTGCTGCACGTATGTTTCTATAGCCTCTCCCTCTGTCATACAGACGGACTACTACTGTCTGCTGACGTATGTAGCTTACTCCAGTAAGCTCTTCACCTGAATCCTGTACCGATACAGCTAAGAGACCAGTAGAAAGGCCCGCAGCTCTCCTGACTTTCACAGCTGCATTCAGGATGTCTATGGACAGATCTCCAGCTTCCAGTATATTATCTGCACCACCAGTAACTAGAGCCCTGAAGGTAGCAGCAGCTGTACTTGTCTTTAGAAAGTTCCATACAAACTCAGAGGTGTCATTTATCTGCATTAGCCACCAAGCCTAGCTCTATATAGTTCTGGCAGGATACACAGATCATACGCACAGTCATACGAAAAGCTGCCTCAGGATCGGTGTTCTCGTGGAGCTCTAACTCTATATCGTAGCTCCTACACTTAGCACACAGGAAGCCGGTCTGCTGGTGTCTTCCTGGCATTACAAAGCTTCCAGTTTTCTGCAGTAGCTCATTCACGTTCATGCAGGACTACCTCTATCTTGTACGCGTATCTACTACAGTAGAGTGTATCAAAGGTTCGCTCTATACCAGTAGCTTCCTGTGTAGCACGAACCTCGTCGCCAGTTTTAAGAGCTGGAGTATCCCAGGGAGCCATAATTCCCCAAAGAGCCACACCTACACCAAGTTCTCCAGTGAGGGCTGCGGGCTTCTTCTCAGTTGCACGACTTCCGAAGCCGCCTACTGGCTGTATCCTTCCTGTAAATGTCCATGTAGTCTCAGTCTGATCTGGAGTACGACCTTTTCGGTACACCACTACAGTCCATGGATCCTTACTTATGATGTAGGAAGTATCCGCCCTACGAGCCATCCAGTTCATCCTACAGCCCCCATTCCTGTGCCATACTTACCCTTTACACCCTTTCGAAGACTAAGAATTACTCCGTGTAGATTCTGCGACTGGAAGTGGTGTGTTACTCTACCTAGCCCCTCAGCATAGTCTGGCTGTGTAGCTGCCTCTATCTGAAGCTGAAGTAGAAGCTCTACTAGTGCTAGATCAGCTACTATATCTAGATCTTCTCCTGGTATGGTGGCATAGGCAGTTTCGGCCTCGTTGATAGCATGTACTTTACTATACCAGAGCTGTACATCCTGACCTGTGACACCTGGGGTGGGCTCCAGTACAACCTGATCATTCTGTCTACGCCAATTACCTAGATTAGCAGAATAGAAGGCATCAGCTTTAATATTCTCTATGACGTGTTCAGAAACTAGATCGTATCGTATAGGTCTACGTAGCATACTTTCGCGTATGGCGCCTATATTCACTACAGTCATAGCTTCGTCCGCTGGCCATAGAACATCTACTATAGTCACGGCACCTGCTGGTAGGTCGTATGCACTCTGATCTAGAGTAGTTGTAAACTCCCACAGGACGATATACGGATTGTAGCGACTGTAGTAGCGTATAGCTGATGCTATCTGCCTTTCAGTCTTATCCGTAGCATAGGTCTGCAGAGAATACTTGTCCTCCATAGCTGTCTGAATATCGGCTACTAGCATCTTGGCTGTTCCTCCCAGAGCTGATATAGCACATTCTGCCGTTCCTGCCGTGCACAGGTCTTGTGGTGGAGAATCGGCAGCACAGGGGGAGCCTCGACCACCTTCTCGAGCACGCCTCTCCGTAGACTTTCGTGTATCCGGCCCTTAAAGCGGCGATGCGTCCTAAACAGTCTAATGTGTTTCTCGTGCGTATTAGGACCAATACCGTGGCCGTCTACTAGGTTCTCTCTATGAATCGCAACCAGCTCTGTGTACCTGGCTTCCTCACTCTCTACGAACTCAGTGATCCACTGTAGTAGATCTTCTTCTGCCCGCTCGTCAGCATCCAGATGTAGCACCCACTCGGCAGTGCAGTGCTTCAGTCCATAGTTTCGCGCGGCTGAGAAGTCCATGTTAAGTGGGTGAGCTAGTAGCCGTACGCAGGGATAGGCATTTAGAAGCTCTAGTGTACCGTCTGTGCTACCTGTATCTACAGCTACTATGTCTCCAAGACTGTTCCAGAGGTGCAGGTTGTCCAGATACGCAGGTAGTAGAACTTCTTCGTTCTTCACCAGTAGATGCACGTCGATCTTTTTCATCGGGGCTGCCTCCAGGTACCATCTATAATCCGGCCCCGTCTAACAGCGCCTTCTAGCTTTTCCAGTAGCTGTACACGTATGTAGCGCTTATCTGGACCGTAGAGTCTGAAGTCGGCTGCGAAGCCTGCTAGCACGTCCTTCCAGTATGCGGGACGATAGAGAATAGCATCAGAGTTAAAGGGGCCTGGATACCTAACAGTAGGTACCGATATGTGTGTATTCTGTGATAGCTCAAACATGCCGGTAAGGATCCGTGATAGCTCCTTCATAGACGTATAGTTCTGTAGAGTAGAGTGGCACACGCAGCCTGACAGCATATAGCGAGTACGCAAGGAACCCAGTCTAGGAAGAGCCATCTCACGTAGGTGCGGCTTAGCAACTCCGGCAGCTACCAGCTTTTTCCGTACCGCCTTAGCAGTACCAGGCTGCACTATTCCTAGTACACTATGTCCTCTACGCAGTAGTTCCTTATAGGCTATACCTTCGCCACCGGACACGCCTATATCTAGTACCAGTCCAGGCTGAGCTTTTAGCTTCTCTGATACCACATCAAAGAAGATCTTGTGCTGTGCAACTGCTCCGTTAGCCAGTGTCTCAGCAGGTCCAGGCTTCTCTTTCTTCTGTAGCTTTAGCGCCCTACGAGGATTAAAGCGCCCTACTACCTCTAGTAATTCTCTTGCTGCCGCATCTGCGCCATGATTCTCTATGAACCACTGTGCACCAGCTATCCCTCGCACCCTAGCTTCTGTCTGATTGTAGTAGACCCAGCGCATAGCGTCAATAAGAATATCCAGATCACATAGACGCCACTGCCCTCCTATGGGCGCACGTTCCACACTCTTCGTAGGAATCGGCCAGTTAACTACTGAGTTAGCCAGAGCCTTCATACCGGTATTATCGGAAAAGATAGTAGGGAGACCTGTGGCCATAGCTTCACGTGGTGGTAGCCCGAAGCCCTCTCCCTTTGAGGGAAATACGTAGGCATCCGCGTCCTTTAGAAACTGTAACATTCGCGGTGGGTAGTAGTCTTCACTGACAATTGTTATCCGAGAGTCATCTATATCCGGCAACTGGTGCTCTCTATAGCCGCATATATCGTTGCGAGTTTTAAGAATTAGCCGCACGTTCTTCTGTGCAGGGAAGGCCTTCTTGAAGGAATCGATAAGTTCCAAGGGGCCCTTTCTTCCTGACAGTGTTCCATGCGTGACGAACGTAAACGTGTCCCTTTCTGGACGCTCATAGGTAGCGCCTATATAGTATAGCGGATTAACTGCTAGAGGCGCTATCTCTATTGGCTTTTTTACGAACTTACCAAAGATTTCCCTACAGTATTCTGAGGGAACTATGAGCATGTCTACGTCGTTACACTGATGTCGCCACTCTGGATGCGTCTCTAGCGGGTCATCAGCTTCGTACATTGTTATCCCAATCTTGCAGGGTGTTGGTAGCTTGTGGAACTCCCCAGGAGTTGCCATACAGATACCTACTAAGGCGGGCTCTTTGGGCTCTCTGGCTAGCATTTCTATAGTCCGAGGATCCAGTCCATCTTTTACTACAAACCAGCACTGCGAGATATGGAGTTTCTGACCTTGAGCTATTAGTGCATGTACCATGTTCTCTGCCGCTGTAGCGTAGCCGTCTCCCATAGAGAACGGACTAAGCCAGTGGATATGCTCTTTACTGTAAGCAGATATCTTACCAGGTCGGATATCTACTAGACGCTGCTCCCACAGGTGTACTGCCGCTGCATATGGAACTTCCGTCCATACGTCAGGCGGCAGTGACACCTGGTGGGTGCTGCAGGACTGGCGTACACCAGTCTTGTTCCTTACTAGCATAGTGGGGCCCCCTTTTTGCCTCTATGTCTAGGCCGATATGGAGAGGGTGGAGTAAGCGTTCGCTACCACCATCTTTTTGGCAAACCTGGTCCGCACGTTCCTGCTGAACTTGTCGACGTTGGTGTAGGCACCAGGCAGAGTAGGATCGTCGTGCGCTGCATACTCTGCGTACACCAAGGGCATTGGTGCCAGCGGGATATAGGGCGCATAGATGTACCCCGTATCGAGCTGTGATGTCGGGTAGTATCCCATGATCGCCCTATCGGTGTTCAGATACGACGTAAGGTATACGTCCCAGAGACCCTGGACTCCTACCTGTTCTACTCCCATGCGGAACGGTACGGGCCCGCCCTTAGGAAGAGCTGCAGGGATGAAGCTCTGCATCTTCTTCATGTACGTGATGAAGCGGCGTCCGCCTACGATCCACTGTGCATGGCGGTATCTGTTACCGTAGATGGCGTCCTCTGCGTCGATCAGGGCATCACCCAAGGTCTGATACCAGCTCTTGGCCGTTGTGTAGCCTGCGCCAATTGTCCAGTGCCAGTTGGTATTACCCGAACCTGCACCAACAAGGATCTCAGACAGACACACCTGGTCGATGGCCCGTAGAATCTCTTGCGCCATCTGGTTTACCAGTGCACCCTCAACGTCGATACCCAGAGCACCGCGAGCGTCCTCAGCAACCTCAGTTGACCAGGTGGCTCCCAGGATGTGCTTGATAGCAGTCACGGTGTCAGACGTGATTACCATCTTGAGACGCTTCGGTACAGCGTTCTCTTCACTCAGGGAATAGTCGCAGTCTGGCGTTGCGATACTCTCGTCACCATCATCTTCCCGCTGGAAGTCCTCATAGAAGATACGACCTACACCGCCCGAGACAATCGGAAGGGGCTGGACAGCCGCAATCTTGTTTACGATTAGATGCGGGAAGACCATGCGGATGATCGGTAGTGCGAACTTCTGGGGCAGAGCTACGTCAGTCTGTAGAGTGGCCTCTAAAAGTCCGCCACTCTTCCTGCCCATACTTATGTGCTGCTGGTTCTCAAACATCATGGCCAGAGGACCCCACTGGTGCTCTGGTATTTCTGACAGGCCCTGGGCCTTGGTGCCTTCGAGCAGCCACATCCACTTACTGATAAGTGCATCCTGATACTGCATCTGATCAGCTATGAAGCCGTCGTTGGCACCGTCGGGCTGTAGGACCCGATACGGTGAAACTCGTGTTGGCATCGTCGTACCTCCTAAGTTAGTTGCTCTGATCTACGATCGTCTGTTCCGCCTACCCTGAGAAAGTTCCAGGATACGTGCCTGCTCCGGTGTTATCGCTGGATCAGCCGGAGGAGCACCACTAGGATCCATGTTAGGCAGATTACTCTTTCCTAGAGCGGACTCCAGAACTACAGGAGCTCCGGGAACTACAACAGCTGCAGGAGTAGCATCTGCAACTAGCTCCTGAAGAGAGGCTGCTCGTACACTTTCCAGTACTGGAGCTATGGCCTCAATGGTGCCTACGCCCATAGCTGTCAGCTTGTCTGCCATGATCTTGGACAGACCGCAATTTGATGCCTCTAGGATAGCCAGGCGACCTACGTCTGGCGATGGCGCGGCTGCGGCAGCTAGCTGAGTCTTAAGCGTCGCGTTAGCGTCCGCTAAAGTAGCTATCGCCCCATCCTTCGCCTCCAAGAGGGGTGTGGTGTGAGCGTCAAGCAGATCCTGCCTGTGCTCCACCAGTCCTTCCAAAGTCAGTTCTGTGAAGTCCATCAGATTATCCTCCTCTATGACCTTCCACTGTGGTGCCTCTTCTAGTACACGACGTATACCTGCTCCTTCGATGCCGCCTTGCTCACATAGATCAATGCCTACGATAACCGCACTGACCATCTCTTCAACTACGGTGGCATCTTCTAAAGCTCGCATACGGCTACTATACTTAGAGGCTCTAAGGGATGTATCCTGCAAAACCCTGTCCCGTATTAGAACCATCACATCGTTACCTTCAGCCGTAGGCGAGATCATCGCCTCATAGAATATCTCTGCTCCTTTCCGCCACAAGGGCTTAGTTACTCTTCCTACCGGCAATCCCGAAGCATACATGGCTGTGCCGGTCTCTCCCGCAACCTTAGCGTGTCTGCTGTAGACAGTTACTATACCACCAGCAGACATGAACAGGTTGGTAGCTTCCATACACCTGTCGTTGAACTCCTTGGAGTAGTACCTACCTTTACCACCCTGGCTAAGTACCTCATCTACAAGAACGCAGCCCTGAAAGCGTAGACTCTTCTCGTCCTCACTCTCACTCTCCAGGATACTAAAAGGTCGGGCCATAGCGCCTATTGTATGCATCCCCACGTGCTCTTCTATAGCAACGTAGCTAGGTAAAACCTCTTTTTCACCTGCGTCAAGTATTACTACTCCCTGCTCGTCTAGAGTATAGGGCAGCTCCCAAAGCTTTCCCATATACTCAAAGACTACCTTATCCGGATAGGTCCTCTTTATCCAGATGCCTTCCATGGTGCTAGGATCTACTGCATAGCGAGTCTCAAGAGCTACACGTAGTCTGTCATGTATATCTTCATGAGCCAGCTCTACAGATTCTAGCACATTCGCGTGTAGTGCAGCCATCTGAGCCTCCGCCTTCTTCTTTGAGGGGTGGCAGCCTTTAGTCTTGCCTGTGGGCTTGCCGTCTGAGCCCTTCTTATAGACACACCACTCCTCATTCTTCTTCGCGATTATCCACGGCATCTGTGTTCTCCTTCGCAACTAAGCGGGCTTTCAAAGCCTCCCACTCTACCTGTTTCATGTTAAGGTGTCGAGTAGCGACATACTCTGGATCTATAACACCCATCTCAACAAGGTCCTTGTCTGCCTGTGCATTGTAGTGCAGAGCTTGAGCAGCTGCTACCGAGTCGCCTATCGCTGTAGGTGGCCACATTATGTAGTATGGGATGCTTTTGGGGTCTAGACCCTTAAGAATGAGCTGCAAGTCTATCGTATGCTTGATAGCGCTGCTCAGCAGTGTCTGTATCGCCTGTATAGTTCGCGCGAACCGACGGTCCTGCTGCTCTAGAGTTGCCTTAGAGTTGATGTCCTCCTCTAGACCAAGATATGCAGGAGGGACACGCATGGACATTACTACCTTCCCGCGATAGTACTTTATAGCCCCTAGATTCGAGAACCCTGTGCTACTAGTATCCAGCACCTTAACATTTGCTAGCCCTTCCTGTGCCCGCCCGCCTATTTCATGATAAGCCCTCCCTATAAAGATATCCTTTACCACTGACAGTTGCTCTACCCCTTCAACGCCCTTAGCTATCTTACGTGTCAGTAGCTGATTCTTGAAGTTCCGAATGTGCGCAGTAGCTTCTTTCTCAGTCATGTCTGTAACATCGAGTATAAAGAGCAATCGCGCAAAGGCGCGTGTGAGCCAGTTAATTACTAGTGCTTCCTCCATAGCCTGTAACTTACGCCAGGAGGTCCGAGCAGTAAAGCCTATAGATCTTCCGTACTTTGCACTACCAGTATGGTTCCAGCGCATATGCTCTATCTGCCAGGGATAGAAGGAGGCTATAGGTAGCCGTGTAGCCGGCTGTACTTGTACAAAGGCCTCACCGTTCGGGTATAGCCGCCCTTGTGCGTCCTCCTGGCGCTCCATAGTAGCTGGAGGCATCCACATTAGCCGTATCACACGAGCATCCGTGTCTATCACGTACTGAAGGAAGTTGTCGCCGTACTTTAGCATGTCCCGGGCTATTCCGTAGGCTTTCTCATACCACAGAGTACGCTGTAGCACTTCGTCTATAAGCTGTCTAATTGAAGTCGGTATGCTGTCACTATCATGATAGGCTATCCAGAAAGATTCCTGAGAACCGCCCACTGCACTTACTGCATTGTCCGCAAGAATATCTAGACTAGTGGAAACCTCATCTACGGTCTCATCCATTTCTATCATATCACGATAGATTTCTAGCCGCTTGGTAGACGCATTGATAAAGGGAGCCGCTAGTGAAGACCACAGCTCCGCTCCTATCCCATCTGCAGTTGTCTTAGAAGCCTTCGGCCACGCGTCTCCTGCTACAAGACGAGCTACTCTGCGCCGCAGCCTAGATAGTCTAGCTGTCATGGTGTTCCTCCAGCTTGTACAGCTACCGTAATTGCCTCAACTAGCTTAAGAAGCACTAGAGCAGAGCCGCCGCTCAGTAGCCCTACTCCACCTATCTTAGCTAGCGATACCTTATTTGCCTGTACTCCATCTGTCAGGCCTTGCATCTTTTCTGGAGAGCAGCGCTCTTCTAGAGTAGCTATTCTAGTTCCACAGTCTCCCCTAAAGCCTTTCACTTCGTTTGTCAAATCAGCTAAGCCATCAACAACTGCAGTGAGGGTACCTCTTACCCACTTACTCCACTGCGGCCAATCCCCATTGCTACCACTCTCAGCTACCATGACGCTAGCTTCCTTTCGACTTTAGTGTACTGTACCCTAGTCCGACTACAGCACTTGCTAGAATGTATGCTATATAGCGGAGTATGGAATTGAACTCTACCTGATGTTCTAGTTCTCGTTGCCGACATGCTAAGAAGGAGTCTGGTGTTGGTCTTCCTTCCGGAATAGCTGTTGGCATAAGATACGGTGTCTCAGTCGGCACTGTAGTAGATGTCGGCGTAACACTGGGTGTAACAGCTGGCTTAGTAGCGGTAGGCACGGTTGTCGCTGTGGGTGTCGGCTGAATTAGGTATCGTACAAAGAAGTCTATCGGTCCAATGCTATACTTTACCTGACCAGGTGGTATATCACATACTAGTAGATTAACTCCCCAAGGACCACAAGGTCTTACTGACGAATTTCCAGCTACCTCCATGTCGTCTGGCATTTCTAGGTAGATGCGCAGCTTCTCTGCTACTCTCGTGAATACTATCTCGTAGTACCCATCTATTCCTGGATACCCTGGTGGTGTACCACTTTGGCTATTTCCTACGATTGTATTGCAGTGAACGCTCACTACTGTTTCAGGCACAGGAGGGCCGTTCTCGCTGCCCAGAGTCACATACCCCCAAACCGTAAACTCCGGACCAGCAGCCTCTACACTTAGATAAGCTAATAGCCAGAATAGACCTACCGTAACCGCCGATACACAGCGTTTCTTAAGCATCTGGCACTATGTCCCCGAATAGTAGTGGAGTAGCGTCTGGATACTCCCAGACTGGTTTTCCATTCTCGTAGCCAGCTATAAGAGTCGTGTGCTGCTCCCCGAAGCCGAAGTTGTCTGCTATGTCCTCCAGTGGGAGGGCCATCTGGTAGCCAGCCGCTATTGCTTTCTCCTTGAAGTCCTTGTCCTCCGCAAACCGTCGAGTTTCCGTCCATGGACCCAGTTCTTGTAGCAGCTGTGTCCTGAAGCATACCGCACTCCCTACAAAGTCTATGACTTCATGATAGTCAGGGTGTGTCTTGATAAGTTCGTCTGTGAAGACACATGAACCGTGCCAGTATTTGAAGAGACCTACACAGCCAATCTTCGGGTGAGTATCCAGAAGGCGTACTACCTCTGTTAGCCAGCCAGGCTTGTACAGAAGATCGGTATCCAGCTTCATCACGATGTCGCCTCGGGCTATCGCGAAGCCTCTGTTCATAGCTACGCCTATACCCTGGTTGTGGTCTGCATTGAAGAGTACATGAGAGATCTTCTTTGCCCGCATCATGGCGAAAAGATACGTTTGGGTCTCCTCATCACTAGCGTCGTCCATCACAATAATCTGATGTGGGTACCTGGTGTTGAGCTGCATAGAACGTAGACTCTTCTCCAGATACTCTTTTCGCTTATACGACAGTACAATTAGACTAGCAAATCTCATGTTGATACACTCCACAGAATAACTGCGACTACTAGTACGGCAGTAAGTGTCAGTACTCCTGCACAGAAGCCCTGCATAAAGCGGTCCTGCGCAGTAAGTAGCATTCCTTTTACGTCTTCCCAGTCTTCAAGTGTTCCAGCTGCATGCTGCTTAAGTGTAGCCTCAGCTGACTTTGCATCTTCAGCGTTAGTCATACCACTCCTCTTTTAGCGGGATGTTATACTTCTTGTGTATGTACCTAACACCCCTGCGGATTCCGGCAGTTTCCTCTTCTTCCGTCTGAATACGTGGGTGGGTCAGGTGATAGCCAATGATACCTTCGCACATCACCATTGTAAGACCCTTACTTCTCATGCTGTAGCCCATCTCGCAATCCTCTGAACGACTTCCGGCAAGATTAGGATCAAACCCGCCTGTCATCTCAAAAGCGTCTACAGGGATCACTAGGTTTCCAGTCAGTGCAGCCCCCGAGCACTTTACTACCTCACTACAGTCCCAGCCCTTTCTTCTAAGACGCTGATCTGCTATGCCGAGGCCCTCGAACGGTGGCTGACGAACTCCCTTCTTCAGCCAGTCATACCTTCCAGCAATTATTACCTCTGGACTAGCTGTTAGATGCTTAGTAACTGCGTGCTCAACTGCCCCAGGGTTCAAGATCACATCGCTATCGAGAAACCAGATGTGCGTTACTGCCACAGAAAGACTCTGTACCGCCGAGTTCCTAGCTGCACCAGGATCATACGCAGTGCGCTCTAGCCAACAGTAGCCGACATCAAACGACTCAACGACCGCCAGCGTGTCATCGGTGCTTCCATGATCACAGACTACTACATCGAACCCCTGTCTGGTCTGAAGTTCAAGTCCGTGTAGCACCAGTCTCAGGTTATCCGCACGGTTGTAGGTAGGTATAGCGAAGCCAATTCTCATCTAAGTAAGATCTCCTTCGTAGGAGCACCTCTGGCGCGTATGTGGCATAGATTGAACTTTCCTGGTCCTTCGAACGTCCTACGTATCTCGATGAAGTTACCTAGGCAGCCAAACTTGTCTATGACATCCTGGTAGGACCACTGTGGCCATATATGGCCTACTCCGCCCATACTGATAGGAACAGTGATAACAATTGAGGTGCGGGCCACTCTGCGTATTTCGCTTAGGAGCAATTTATGTGTTTGCAAGTGTTCAAAGACCTCACTCGCCACTACTGTATCAAAGCTCCGATCCTTGAAGGGCAACGCGTCCTTTTCTATATCATGTATGTGAAAGTGGGCTCCTGGGAAGAGCTTCTTTCCTAGCGCAATAGCTTTGGGAGAGATATCTACACCAGTATACCAACCTACATTTGGCTTGACGCGTGCAGCTAGATAGCCAGGCCCGCACCCTAAATCTAGTACTGAACCAAGCAGGTACTGTTCAACTACCTGAGAATGGTCGCGAGTAGCCCAGTAGTACACGGACTCGTTTCTGGTCCACTCTGCATCAAGTTCTTTAACTGTTACTATCTGTGTCAGATCCTGTTTCATGGATATTCATCCAGTTTCTGTAGAACTGCATATACGTGCGTCTCGTCCCAAACCTGATTACGCATTGCTCCCCATCTACCGTGGCGCCCATTGACTAAGATGTCACTACCCATCGACCCAGAC